GGCCTGATCCCGCGCGTCAATCTCGGCCTGTAGGGCGGAGATCAAGGCGTCTATTTCCTCGCCATATCTGAATTTGATGTTGCGCAACTGGTCGGCCAGGCTGTCACCCATGACGCGATTGTGCGCGCGTTCCGTTTCGACGTCGGAAATCATTTTCTGAAGGCTCATAATTCGATAGTCCTTTCTCTGTTGGTTAAGCGGGTTCTTACTTTGGGCGCGTCCAGTGCGGGCAGCGCCGGTGGTGAGGGTGGCGGCGGCGCCGGGCGGCGCAGCAGCGTGTAGTAGATGCAAGGCGTGCCTATGAGGGCGCCGGTCATGAAACCTACGAAAAAGAGCATTTCACGCCTCTGGAAGAATGATTTCAATATGGCGGGTATTTGACATCAAGTCCCAGAACGGCCTTTCACGCGCGCCCGGCCACGCTTCCAGCATAGCGAGGGCGGCGCCGGCGGCCTGATCTAGCCATGTCTGGCGATACTGAGTAACCAGACGCTCCCAAGGCGGGAGAAGTTGCGTGCTATCGCGGTCGCGCCAGGTTTCATAAATGCGCCGCGCGCCTGCTTCCAGCGCTTTGTCCGGTATTTTAACCATTGTTTTCCTCCAGTGTGGTTTCTACGCGGTCGCGTTCGGTTTTGTATTGACCGTCGGCGACAAGTTTGCAGAAGGTTGTGTAGCTGTGGTGCGCCGTCGTATGGTCGGTCCGGTTTAGGTGCGCCGCGATCTGGCTTAGGCCCAGGTCGAGCCTGCGCCGGCGCAACTCCCACGCGGCATGGTGGCGAGCCCTGCAATAGCGTTGCTTACGCTGTACGCTCTGCAATTGCTCAACCGTCAGGTCGTGCGCAGCGGCGACGGCGGCCAGGATCCGCTTCGCCGGGTAGCGGTGCCGGTGTTCGGCAATGCGGGCCTCATGCGCTTCCCACAAGCGTTTGACTTCCGCCTCAATTTGGCTTTTACTCGTCACGTTCCCAGCCTTCCTGGCCCGCCGGAAGCAGATTGCGCCGGCGGGCTTCTTTTGCGGCCGCTTCCAGCGCTACCGCGTGATTGTTGAGGCGGATTTTGACGGCCGCCATGAACCGCAACAGGTCGACGTCATCGAGCCCGGCCACGTTTGCTTGCCAATGCGCGCTCAACGGTTCCACTCTTTCGCCACGCCGTCGAGTTGTTCCGCGCGGCTTTTCCATTCGTCGCGCGCGTCTAGCGCTTCGTCTAGGTCAACCTGCAATTCCGCGTTGGTTTGGTGCAGCTTCTCGCACAGCTCGTCTGTATCCCTCAGCTGCACCGCCAGCGCTTCCACTAGGGCAATTGAGAGGATGCCGACTTTGGCGCAGTCGAGCGCATGCCGGACCAGTTCCGCCGGGGGCATGTTCATCATGTCCGTGTAGTCACGCATGGTTCAACGTCCTTTCAATTCGGCGCGGTATTGCTGCGCAAGGTCCATCGCGGCTTCCGCGCGGCGTTTCAATTCCTTATACTCGGGGTTATCGGGGTCCGGCTTGCGAGATAGAAAATCAATCTGCGCAATGTCTCGCATGAGCCGCGCAAGCGCGCGGAACTGGTCACGGGAGGTTCTTCCACGCGGGTGGCGCGTCTCGATCCAGCGCGCGACGTCGCGGAGCGGCATGTCTTTCAATTTTTCATATGTCTTATCGGCGCTCATTAGTAAGCCTCCGCATAGCGGTCAACAATGCCGTCGTCGGCGAGCATGTCTATCAGCTTTTCCTGCAGCCATTCGCGGTCCAGGTCGGCGTAAAGGACATGGAACAACGGCATATGGCGGCCAACCTTGGTATATATCGGCTTGCCGTCCTTCTTGCCGGTGAAGTGAAATTCGGTCACGTCCCAGTCAATCAAGCCGCGCCGCCCGTCTGGCAAGTAGTAATCAATGCGGCATTCGCAGTCCGTTTCGAATAGGCAGATATCGTCTTTCCAGACCGAAATCGTCGTTTCAATGTACAGCATTGTACCCTCTTATGGTGTGATGAGCATGAAAGTGAAAAGGAAAGCGTAGGACGCGAATAGCAGCGCCGCGACCTTGGCAAGCTGTAAGGTAAGATTGAGCATGGTCACACCGCCTGCAACACTTTGAAGCCGGCGCCCGTCAAGGCGGTGGCCCAATCCAAGCCGCCGTCGGCGCGCATGACGTCAACAAAGCTGCGGTAGACGTCGGCGGCGGCGTCATAGCCTTCCGGCAGGCTTTCCGGCAGCTTGCGCGCGGCACTGGCGCACGCGGCGCTGCGCTTGTCATAGCCTCCGCCGCCAGCAAAGCCGCGCACCATGGGCACGCCGAGCCAATGCACGTACGCGTACAAGCGGCCGGCGCCGTCGCGCGGGTACTTGATGGCCACGGTGGCGACACGGTCGGCGCCGTGCATGACGACGTAGGCGGATACCTGATTGAAAGCTGCGCGGTGCTGGTCATAGATCATTGGATTGTTTCCCCTAGTTGATTGCGTTTGTGGAAAGTAACAGGGGCCGGAGCCCCTGTCAATGATTTGTTGTTAGCCTACAACACGGCGTTTGACGTTCGCGCCGTGGAGGGGGTCGGGCGTGGCGTTGCGGCGCACGGGCATGAGCACGGCCAGGCAGTCCTCACGTTCGCCGAAAGTGACCAAGCACGGGTTGCTTGCGCTTGTCGGGTGGAGCATAGACGCGCCGCCGAGTGCCTTGCCCATCTTGGCCAGGTCGCCGATATAGGCGTGGTTAAAGTGAGCATGCGCCGGCGCGTCCTCCGGCTTGTCCGAGGGGCTCTCCTCACCCGTCGGCACCACGCGGCGCCAATCGGGAAACGTGCCGTCTACGGCGGCGTAGGCAATCTGCCCGATCTTGTCGGCCGTGACTTCGATTTCCTGACAGCGTGCGCCGGCGAGCTTAAGCGCGGCTTGCACGTCGGCAAGCGGAATGATCACGTCGGCGGCCGGCTTGTCATTGAGCCGCGCGACAAACATGCGGTGACCGTCGGTTGTCACCATGTGGCCGGACGTGCTCAGGTGCACGCCTTTCAGATAGTAGCGGCTTTCCTCGCTGCTTGCGCAGAACAAGGCGGCCTTAAGCAGATCAGTAGGTATCAGCATGGTAGTTCTCCCGGTTGTGGTTAGGGTTAGGGTCTAGTGAACGGCCGCGCATGGCGGCCGTCTAGCTAGGCCTTAAACAAACTCATGATCGTGAAGGAATGCCAGCTCGTCCTTAGACGCCGCGCACAGCGCGAAGGGATGCTTGACTAGGTACGCCGCAAGGCGACGACGATTGGCGCTTGTGGGGCAGGACTTGTAAGAGTGTATCAGCTTGGCCATGTTTTCCTCCTGTTGTGTTCCGATGGGGATAACCTATCAGCGTTCCGAATGCTTGTCAAACATTTCTTTTCATCTAATCATCAAAAAATGTGTTGCAGCCATTCCGCGCTTGTGGTAGGTTTTCCCCACAACATAGGAGAACGTGCAAATGACTTACGAACAATACAGCCTCCGCGCTAATGAGATCGACGCGTGGGCCAAGGCACAATACGAGGCTGGCAAGCTGAGCGAGGATCAGATCGAGCGCCGCGTCGAGCGCATGTTCGACAAACTGGACGGCGAATATATGCCGTCACGTCACGCGGGCTTCACGGACGCGCAAACGCTTTCCGATTTCATGGATTGACGCCGCTTTAGAGACGTGCTACGCCATATGGCGTAGTTAGTTAACCCCGCCCTAATCAGGCGGGGTTATTTTATGGGTAACGTTTGGGGTTATGTTTGGGGTTATGGCAACGCGGCCAAAACGCAATAACGGCGGCCATATGGGTTAAATGGGTCATCATGTATCTATATTCTAATGAAACACTGTTATACTAGTATTACAGTTGTATAGGAGTGTAGCGCGGCTGAGTTGCGCTCGCGCAAATGACCCATTTGACCCATGTGCCGATGTTTATTGGTTTTCCGTTGATTTTGACTGCCCATAACGTAACCCCACGCGTAACCCCAGCGATTGCCCATGCCCGGCAGCCCCTCGAGCGCTCGCCGGCCGCCGTCATGATCGGCGCAAGCTGGCGGCTGAAAGCTGACTGCCCATATTGCCCACGCAAAAGAATGTTTGACAGTCCCCCGAGCATGTGCTAGTGTCATCACATCGAAAGCAGAAAGGACCACGGCAACATGACGCGCAACCCCTAGTCGCATACCACAACCCCCGGTAGCATAGCACTAAATTCCTAGGTGCTGCTAGGCTGGCGGCTGCTAGCTGGCGGCAGGGCCTAGGGGCAGGGGGGGACAGGGCCCTGCGCATCGCTGCTGCTGCCGAGGCCAGGGGTCGCAGCCGAATTTTTTTATTTTTTGACCCTCCATCCGCAACATGATAGTTTACCGTTGCATGCTAAATGGAGACACCCATGCCTGTTGAAGATATGAACGCTGGGATGCCGAAGTGGATGAAGTCAACCGACGGCCTCACAAAAAAGATTAACAACGCTAGCGGCGACAAAGAGCTGCAAAAAATTGTTAACCTGATGGAAAAGTATGGCCTGTTTGTTCCTCACTCTTTGCGTAAGTAAGTGACTTTCCAATCGCTGCCCTATGAGCCACGCAAGCTGGAAGCCACCGAGGCGCGTCTGGAGGCGATCTACAGTGCTGCCAAGATGGGGCTGAAGGGCGAGGCGCTGGCACTCGCCGCAGGGATGCTGCCTGTCGAGTACCGCCAGTTGACGCAGTTCGACCCCATCGCGGCATTCGCCGAGCAGAAGGGGCGCGCGGATGGCGAGATGGAAATGGCGCAGACGCTGTACACCGCAGCCCGCGAGGGCGACGCCAACGCCGCGCTGAACATGCTGAGGTACTCACATAGCTGGGCTGCCAAGCAGGCCATCGAGGTGACCATCGACCAGAAGATCAGCATAACGGCGGCGTTGGAGGAGGCGCAGCGGCGCGTCATAGACCTCACGGTGGAAGACTATGCAAACGACACAGTATAATGCTGAAGATGAGATGTCGCTCATGGCGTCCCTGTGGACCCCAAGTCTAAAGGACGACCCGCTGAAGTTCGTGTCTTTTTTGTTCCCCTGGGGGCAGAAGAACACGCCGCTGGAGAACTTCTCAGGGCCGCGCAAGTGGCAGCGCGAGGTGCTGCGCGACATCGGCGAGCACATCAAGCAGAACAACGGCAAGATCGACTTCAACGTGCTGCGCATGGCCGTGTCCTCCGGGCGCGGCATCGGCAAGTCGGCACTCGTCAGTTGGCTGGTCATCTGGATGCTGTCCACCCGGATCGGCAGCACGACCATCGTGTCGGCCAACTCCGAGACGCAGTTGCGCAGCGTAACCTGGGCCGAGATCACCAAGTGGCTGGCCCTGTCTTTGAACAGTCATTGGTTCGAGGTCAGCGCCACCCGCGTGATGCCGGCCAAGTGGCTGACGGAACTGGTCGAGCGCGACCTGAAGAAGGGCACGCGCTACTGGGGCGTCGAAGGGCGGCTGTGGTCGGAGGAGAACCCGGACGCCTACGCAGGTGTCCACAACTTCGACGGCGTGATGCTGATCTTCGACGAGGCGAGCGGCATCTCCGACGCCATCTGGGCGGTCGCGGCGGGCTTCTTCACCGAGAACACGCCCAACCGCTTCTGGATGGCGTTCTCTAACCCGCGCCGCAATACCGGGTATTTCTACGAAGCGTTCAACGCCAAGCGGGACTTCTGGCGGAACAAGGTCGTCGATGCAAGATCGGTCGAAGGAACGGACAAGGCAGTCTATGAGCAGCTTATCCAAGAGTACGGTCCTGACAGCGTTCAGGCTCACGTCGAGGTCTACGGTGAGTTTCCCAGTGCTGGAGATGACCAGTTCATCCCCGTTTATCTCGTTGACGACGCCACCCAGCGGCCGAGGTACAAGGACGCTTCCGCCCCTATCATCATCGGCGTCGACCCGGCCAGGTTCGGCGCCGACGCGACGGTCATCGCCGTCCGGCAGGGGCGCGACCTGAACGTCATCAAGCGCTACCGGGGCGACGACACCATGGAGATCGTAGGCCGCGTGATTGAGGCCATCGAGGAGTTCAACCCGACGCTGGTCGTCATCGACGAGGGGGGCCTAGGGGCGGGCATCGTGGACCGCCTCAAGGAGCAGCGCTACAAACAGGTCAAGGGCGTCAACTTCGGCAACAAGTCCACCAAGCCCATCATGTACGGCAACAAGCGGGCCGAGATGTGGGGCAACATGCGCGAGTGGCTCAAGACGGCGTCAGTCCCGACGGACAAGCTGCTCAAGTCCGACCTGACGTCGCCCAAGGTCAAGCCCGACAGCAAGGGCACGATCTTCCTGGAAGGCAAGAAGGAGATGAAGGCGCGGGGGCTTGCGAGCCCTGACGCGGCCGACGCCATCGCCGTGACCTTCGCGTACCCGGTCGGCAACCGCACCCCCGTTGACAAGGCCCCGAGGCGGTCGTATGGTCGCTCTGGCGTTTTAACGAGTTGGATGGGCAGCTAATGGCTCGCAAGGGCGTGTCATTGTCAGTAGGGCGGGGCGAAAAGCTACCCGTCGCTAAAGGTGCTGGCCTCA